TTCCGGGCTTTGGCGACCTGCGAGGATCGAGGTACCCCCGGCATATATTCCTATATCGGCCACCCATCAGGCCCGAACCGCACGACCGTCTTGCCGTGGTCCTCTAGCTGGCCGCGACTAGCGTGGCATGGCTTGCACGTGCTGACGAATGGTCCGGACCAGAACTTCTCAAGGTCGCCCTTGTGTGGCGTGACGTGATGCACCTCGTTGGCCTCTGTTACCGTCTCACTCTCCAGGCACCACTCACATAGAGGCTGCTTCGATAGCTGATGGTCACGAAGGCGCAGCCAACGCGCTGACTTATACAGCCGCAACCACGGCCTCGATGCAGCATGCCGCAGCGGTGTGGTGTCGTTAGATGACTGAGCCGGCATCAAACATCGATCAGCACCTCTTCAGGAAACACCTCTGTCTGCACGTCGCCATCGCTATCAATCCACGCCACGGCTACATCGCCGCATTCATCGCAGTAGGACAGCACGACCAGATCGGGACCGCCTACCAATAGGGACACGATGTCGCCTGGTTCGAATGTGGGTGGTCGCGAGAAGTCGGAGCGGCGATCGTCTAACGAAAAGCCCTCCGGCAATACAAAGGCGTTCATGTTTCTCTCCTCTTGGTGGATGCTATTGCTTGCGCAATAGTGGGTAATTGGTGCCCTAGCGAAGACTCGAACTCCGGACATCTTGCTTACAAGGCAAGCGCTCTACCTACTGAGCTACACGGGCAATCCTTATTGCCGGAGCAATAAGGGCGCTGTTGGCCATAGCCTCGAGCGGGGAATTGGTATCTGCGCCTGCGGCTCATGAGGCCACCGCAGTTGCAACCTGTGCGCAAAATTGGTTGCGGGAATTGGATTTGAACCAACGACCTCATGGTTATGAGCCATGCGAGCTACCGGACTGCTCTATCCCGCATTGTAAAAAGGCGACGCAAGACCGCGCCCCTTGCAACGTCGTCAGCGTCAAGCGCTACGATAGCGGTGACAGGCGACCACGCTGTGGGTCACTCCGTCGTCGCGAAATCAATTGCCCGCCTCAACCGCACGCGCCGTTTCCGACGCTAACACAGGAGGCGGGCGATCACGGCAGCGGAGGAGGCGCGCCGTGATGTCAGACCGCAATCACTCCGCTGTACCTGACTAGGGCACAACATCCCGCAAGCGGGTCACGGCTACTGATTGCGGTTTAGTTACCCGGACTCAGCGGCTGCACCCAACTGCAGCATGGAACCGGGTCCGCATAAAAGCGGAAGTGTGTGGGGCAATTGCGCTACGCACAACACCCCTTCACCTTATAGGGTTACGAGATCGCAGAAAGTGGACCTAAGCAGCAACACGTTTTGCTAGCCGTAGATTATCGTTCGCAGCAAGTAGTGCTCGCATGCCGCCCTTCCTCCTCGAGTACTCCGCGCCATAGCCAAGGGATGTGCCGACGTGGGTCACGCTGCCTGCGTCCATCGCGGCATCTAGCGCCGTAACATCGCGCTCCGACAGATACCGCTCGGTAGCCTCCCACGTCTCGCGCTCCACCATCATGGAGCAAACGTCCTGCCAGCCGATTGCACCGCTTTCGCCTTTCTTGCCCTTCTTCATGCCAAAGAAGGCGTCGGATGCGCCGATGGATCCGGCCGCAAGACCTGGCTGGCAAATAACTGGCTCTGGCATCTTTGGCGTGTTTGCTATTGCCGCAGCAAGCATCGCTTTGGACTCAATCGCGCTATATGACTTGCCCGTGCGCTTTGTGCGATTCCCTGGCGCATGTTCGCGGTGCGCAACTCCCATAAGTGAGGCAAGCCGCCCGTCCGAGATGTGCGTCCGCTGCGAAGGACCGCGATCGCGTGTGAGCCTCTCCTTGGCGTGAAGCATGGCGCCTACCGGCATTGGCGCGTCATAACGGATGATCTTGCCTTCCGGCCCGCGTGTGTAAGCGCGCTCCTTGTTCGTGCCGTCGCTGAAATGCAGCTTGCCGATTGCGATGATGGCGCCAACGTCATTGCGCACAACCTCGCCAGTATTTGCCTCTCGCATAATCTCGGCAATCGACGGGATTATCTCGCGCTGCCGGTCAATGTGAAGGTCGGCCATTTCCTCCGGCGCAGCAATGTCGTTCGCCTGTGTAGCGGTCCAGTTCGTCTTTACGGGAACGATCGGCTCGCGTATTTCCGGCCGGCTGCGGTATTCCAAGAGCGTCTTAAGCTGGTCGGCCATAGATGCATGGCGAGTCATGATTGTTCCCCGAATTGTCCGCAGTCCACTACCCTTGATATAGGGTTAAGCAGCGATTTTGTTAAGGTTGGCTCGGCCAGTCCTTCGGACGATAGCCTTCGTCGTAAGCCGTCATCAGCAACGCAATAGCGTGCGGTACGGGTCGCGGGTTGGTGTGGCGTTCAAATTCGCTTATCCGGAGTGGCAGGCCGTACCCTAGAAACTCCGCAAGCTCCGCTTGGGTAAACCCAAGGCGGAGCCGTATGGTGCGGAATTCGTCGGGGGTCATGATGGCCAATTGTCTGGACGATAGCCGCTGTCATAAGCGCGCATAAGGAGCGCGATTGCATGCGGGATTGGCTTCGGATTGGTCGCCCGCTCCAATGTGGAAACACTAAGCGCCAAATCGTAGCCGATTACGGTTGCCATCTGCATCTGACTTAACCCGAGCCGCTTGCGAATGGCTTTGAACTCCGGCGCAGCCATAAGGCGCAAGCTCTCGCCGTAGGTTCCGTTGTGCTTCGGGCATTCGGTCTGAATGGCTACACGCTCTGCGGTTATTGCATCCTGCCTCGTTACAAACTTTTCAATTGTTACGGACGCAATGTCCCCAGCCCAAGGCTGATTTGCACTGTGCTGGGATAGCCGCTGTACAGCGTCAAGCGAGATGCCTACGTAAAGCAGGCTCCCGCTCTTGTCGAAGTGCCGATAGAGTGCTGTCTGTTGGGTTATTTCGTTCATGGCTGTCACTTGGAGCGGTATCCCTTGAGCCAGTGCTTCTCGGCGGTTGACGTTGCGTAGTATGGGCAGTCGGTTTCTGCGATGCCGTTGTCGGCAGCGTTCCAGCCCTGAATGAAGAAGTCTTTGTTGGTGTGCGGCTTGCCGTTGGGCTTGGTCGGGAGGGGCTTGTTGATGAACATTTGCTTTCTCCGTTAGGTGGCGCTTAGCGCGCCACCGCAATTCCGACCGAGAAGGCTTCAATGCCAAGCCGCTTGCGCAGGTAATTCTTCAGCTTGGTTGCGCGCGTCCGTTCGCGTAGTTTCGGGCTCATTGCAACGCTGTGGCGAGCGCCTTCGAATTTCCGAATTTCGTAAAGTTTGCGGGTGGCGGTCATGTCCGTGTTTCCTTGTTTCCGTCTATGACCTATATATAACGCATTTTCGTTATAACGCAATAGCGTTACGCAATCTTTTTTGCCAGATCCGAATTATTATCATTTGCCGCAAGCCACTCTCTTACCGCCCCCACACTCGCCGCAGCGCATTCTTCTGGCGTTGCCGTCTTGATCACTATAACGGTATAGCCCAGGCTGCGAAGGAGCGCATGGCGCTCCTTTTGCTCCAAGCTAAGTCTGCCTTCCGCGTTCTTGTACTCGATAAGCAGCAGCCTTGCGTTGGTGCCATAAATCCGAAGGTCAGCCTCGCCAGCCGTAACACCGGTAGCCTTGGCCTTGGTTGCATCCCGCTTGCCTGCATTGAAGTCGGCGGCAAGGGTGAACTGCCTGTCGAATTCGGGAAGTGCCCTGAGTTGACGCACAGCCTCGGCCTGCAGTTTCCACTCCTCGATCGGCGCCGGCTTGGCCGTCGTCTTGCCGTTTGTGGTGACTAGCCGAATGCGCTTGCCGCCGATGCGTGTGGTGGTTTGTTTTCTGGTGGCCATTTTACCCTTTTGTCCTTTTGTCCGCGGGGTCTTACAGAGACCCCTGAAAACACCTAGAAATCACTACACAAATGAATCAATGGATTTATGGATGAAAGGGTATAGAGTATATATAAGGTATTGTAATATATAGATAATAGAGGGTACCCTTTTGTCTTTTTTCCGACCCTTTCGTCCAGGACAAAAGGGTAGGCGCTTGGCTTTCGTCCATGGACGAAAGGGTCGAAAAAGACGGCGGATTGGATGGCTGGTTTAGAGCCAGATTAACCGCCGACTGGTTCGCCCGGCCGTCTCAATTTCGGACTCCATGACCTTGCCAGAGGCGGCCAGGTCTTTAAGGATTTCGTCTCGCTGCCTGGCATCGATAGCCTTGACGCGGTCGGCCAGGCGCCCTCGTGTTATGCCCTTCTTGCCCGCCGTTCGGATGAGCGCGGCGATGCGCTTGTAGTTCGCCTCTCGCTGATTGTCCGACAACCGCTCCTCAACCTCGGCCATCATTGAGGCAGCGCACGTCCACGCTAGCGTCGCGGCCCATTCTATAGTCGCCTCACCTATTTCCGGCTTTTCGGGATTGATGCCTACAGCAACGATGAGCGCGAGCTTCACGGCGTTTTCCAGAATGCGCTGCATGAACGGCCGCATCTCTGGCTTAACCCGCCTGGAGTCCCGCTCTATGGTTTCCTTGATAGACGCAAAGATGCCGAGCGCGTCGGGCGTCCACGGAACGACGTAAGGTTTGTTCTCGGCGAAAGCAGCCATCTTTACATTTGAGATCACAGAGCGCGTCTTGGCTACGTCGATACCGGCAACGTCAGCCATCTTCATAAGTATGTCGTGCGGTGTCCACCTTACGTCGCGTTGCGGCGTAACCGTGGCCGGTATGCCACCCGTGACGTGGAACAGCACCAGCCGTGGCAGGAGTCCGTCTTCGGCACTAGCCGAAGATAGAGCGGTCCAGAACTGCTCCGGTGTCGACGTTCCGTGAATGCACAGGTTCGGGTTGTATATTCGCTTGGGTGGTGATCCGCGGTATGCTGCGCCTTCAAAGTACGTAGACGACGCCGAGTAATAGTCACGCAGATCCGTCGATATAGCCCGCTGGTGGCTTCCCGCCTTTCTGTCCGTGATGTCGCGCACAAAGCCGCCGAACTCGTCAATCTGGCAGTTAACCGATTGATTGGCCTCCAGCACCTCACGCAGCGCCGATGCCGACATGATGCGTGCCGGCCCGCTATATCGTTCAAAGACCTTCTGGCTGGCCATAAGCAGGCGCTTGATCTGACTGCGGGCGTGTTCCTTTCCGAAGCCGGACTCGGCAAGGGCCACGATGTAGATATTGGGTCGCGTGTCTCTTCCGCCCGTTGAGAACCGCGGGCCAGCTAGCGCCGCAACCAATGGCAGGGCCGCGGCCAAGGCCAGTGTGCGGCAAGGCTGCTCGGCCGACGACACAATCCAGTCTACCATATCTTCGACGAGGCCACCGGGGTAGGTAAGGGCCTCTAAATCGGCGATCGCATCCAACTTGTAGTCGGGGCCGTCGTCATCGTCTTCGCTAGCGTCTGTCTGCACGCTAACGGCGGCAGTGTTAGTGTCCGAAGTTTGTATACATTCTTCGGACAGTTTATCGTCCGCTTCCTTTGCCAACCCACGCTTTGCTTTTTCGGCTTTTTCCAAACCGCGCGCGATCATCGGCGAGGTGTCGACCTTGGGTGTGTTGTCCTGCACATATTCAGGTGCGGGGATTACCCGCGGCTGCGCGGCACCGTCACGAAGCGCTCTGGCAATTGTCCCCTTGGACTTAGGGAAGTTGGGCCATTGTTTGGCAATCGCCTCGAGTTCACCGCGGGCTTCGTTTTCGTCTAAGGCGCCGGCGCCTACGAATTGTCCGAGCGCATAGGCCGAGTCGTTAAGTTGGTTGTTGCGATTTCCGGCGCCTGCCGATGCAAGCGTATCCAGTTCTGCCTCTACAGCGCGAGCCACGTAGGTGGGGTTGTCGCCATTTCCCCGAATGCCTGACGGTGCGTACTGCGATGGCGCAACCTTCTTTGGAGTCACGATCTCCAGAAGCCAATCGGGAGCATCCGTTATAGGAGGCAAGCCGTCGCCAGACCAGCCAACCCACTCATAAGCGCGGCCGTCCGCTGTCTTACTACCCGGTGCAATCACATAGCCTCCGGATCCACGAATATCGATCCCCGATGGCAGGGCGCTATCGCCGCCCTTCTGCCTGTTGCGCACGCCAGGCACATGCCTAAAGTACCGATGCTCACCGCCACCCGCCGTTTTTGCGGTTGCAGTATCGGGTAGCTTGCTGTGCTTTGCCTCAAGCGCGGCAAGGGCTTTATAGCCGTCCTGCACGTTACCATTCTCATCTTCGTGCATGTCGACGTCCAACACCCACGCGCCTAGTTGCTCGCCAGTCGGAATCCCGACCATCGCACCGGGGTTGCGTTGCCACAGTATGTTGATGACGCGCTCGTTAAGCGAGGCACCCTTAAATCCATTCGAGACCAAAGGTGTCTTGGCCTTTAGCACGATTTGCTCGCCGGTATCCGGATCGTAATCGTCGGTCGGCTCATCTACCTGGCGGCACGGGAAAACTGGAATGCCGGCAGCGGCGTATGAAAGTGCGAGTTGAACGTCGGTCATGCTGCGGCTCCGGACTTTTTGACAATTCGCCGCAATCCCGCCGACGCAGACCAGACAAGGTAAGATTCGCCCACCTCAATCATCCTGTCGTAAAGGTCGACTAATGCGTCACCACACAAGAAAACAGGAAGGACTGTCGCCCAAGAACTATCGCGGGCTATAAACTGCGCCGAAGCTGCGTCTCTGTCTTCGCACCACTTATCTATGTGCGCCTTCTGTGCCTTGACCTGCCTAAGCACAGCCCCAGCGGAATATATCTTTGGCTTGATCTCCAGAATCAGATGGTGCAGGTAATTCTTCTTGTGCCTGCCATCGTCGGTCTCCGCGTAGCTCGTCACCGCCAAATCAGCAAAGAACGTCCGCGCTCCAACATACATTTTCTCGCATTCGACGTTTGCGCTATCGTAGTGTCTGGATTCCTTGCTTCTGTCTGGTTTGAAGGCGGGCGTGAATGGGCATCCATCGCGCTTCAGGAATTCATAGACGTCTACCACCATCTGGTCATGTTCGGGCGTGCGATTGTAGGCGCTGTCGTGTGCTTCACTAGGTGTCATGACGTTCATGTTATTTCCCTCTAGGCCACCCGTCTGGGCGATATCCGTCATCATAAGCCCTCATAAGAAGCGCCACATGCCGAGGCACTGGCTTTGGGTTTGTTGCCCGCTCTAGAACTGAAACCTGCATCGGATGCGGGTATCCTAGAACGTCAGCAAGCTCCGCCTGAGTTAAACCCAAGCGGAGCCTTATGGATTTGAACTCGACTGGCGTCATGCTGCGTTGCTGACCTTTCGCGGTTTGCCTGCCAGCGTGAGTGTGTCGCGATACTCGGCGGCCGCGGCTCGCAGTTCATCGGTTACAACACGCATCAGCGGGATGGCTCCGCCGAACGAGTATGTATTGCCATCGCTTGTCACGATAGTGACCGAGCGTTGCGTCCATGGAACCATAACTCCGTCCTTAAGTGACGCACCCTTTACCGGCTCCCCTTCGATTATTTTCGCAATCGTGAATCGACGCCGAATAGTCCCGGCTGGCTGCCACTCGTCATAAGAGACGCGCTCGCCTACCTTTACGGAAAGCGCGTCTGTGCGGCACTGTTCGGCCATCCAATTTGCAACCGCCGCCCCGCGCTTTGACTTCTGTTGACCTGTGCCGCCACATTTGAAGCACCTTGTCCCATAGTCCTGGCAGTAGCTATGCTGGCCAGAACCTCCGCAGCGTGTGCAGGGTTCCTTTTCTATGATTGGCGCTGTTTCGGACATTTCGTAACTCCCGTTTGCCTATGACTTGTATATAAGCGCCTGTGCTTAGTTTGTAAATAGGCGAAATGGAATATTTAGAACGGCGCCTCCGTCCGAATCAGCCTTCTTAGTTCAGCAGCACACCCATCCCAAATCCGGCCACAGAACATCAGCACCTGTTCCTCGCTCCATTCGCCCAAATCGGTTCCCCATTCCTCCACCAGCGGGCCAGCCGCATCCATCCCGCCCGCTCGGGCCTTAAGCTTATAAGCATCGGGCCGCTTAACGCGGCGAATGTCTTCGGCAAGCGGTGCGCAGTCCATGCAAAGCCACCTTGGGTCCGTATCTCGAGCGGTAGTAAAGCCGATGCCGATGCCGGTCGCGCGCTGGCCGCACCACCAGCAGTCGGCGGGGTCATGGTTGTGGCTGTTGTTGGCAACAGCGGTGCTCATGCCGACACCGCAAACAGGTCCGCGGCCGGCGTGTTGTCGTTCGCGGGCGCCGCAAACAAAGCCGGCCGGTCGTGGGCATCTTGGATTCGGCGGCAGCATGTTTCAAAGTGCGCGGCATCCAACTCGATGCCCACAAACGGACGCCCAAGCGTGACACAGGCCACCCCGGTCGTTCCGCTACCCATGAATGGGTCAAGTGTCGTCTGCCCGCCAACAAGCTCGCACAGCGTTGTTATAAGGCTGATTGGCTTTTGGTGCGGGTGCGTCTCCGCCGATCTGTAGTCGCGCATAATGGAAAAGACGTCGCGGGTGACCTTCTTTTCGTCGCCCGTGTAAAACAGCGCTACGTTTTCGTGCTGGTAGCGAACGCCGCGACCCATGCCGGGCGCCTTCTTATCCCAAATAACCTCGGCCACGTCGTGCAACTCTGGAGGCAACGTCGCAAAGAACTCGCGGCGCACGCGAGGTGAGTAGAACACAGCCCACAAAGCGGCCGGCGCCACACGGCAAGCAGCCTGCAGTGCGCGCATGCACATGGTTAGGTCTTTGTCGTTGGCTATGGTGGCACCGCTACGGCTATACCCGCCAACGATATCTTCTGTGCCGTAGGGCGGATCCGTTACGACCGCGGTGATGTCCTTGAGTGTCGGGATTATCTCTAGGCAGTCGGCGTTGTAGAGCGTTGCGTTTCCGATACGTTCGATGCGCATGATACTTTCTCCTCGGTTGCATCCATCTTGCCGCGCAGGTACGCGGCCCGCAGCGCCTCTGCTACGTCGTAGTACCCAAAGATTTTACGGGCTTCCTTGTTGGCCCAATCCAAGGTCATTCCACCACCACCGGAAAATCCTCCCCACACAGGCTCTCGCCCTTTTCCAATACAGACTCCGCACCGGCCCGCGTTAGCCATCCTCGAATGTAGTCAGCCTCGACAGACGAGCAGGCAAGTCCGGCCTTAACCAGCGCAGCCAAATCCGTAGCGGCCGGACCGCCATGCGGCGCGAAGTACCTATTCCTAAACGAGCGTCGACCCTTGTTCGGCAGGCCGAGCATGTGACGTGCCATTTTGAGTTGGGTGTGGGTCATGTGGTAACGACCTTATCTTCCCACACCCGAAAACCCGGCACGCTCCGCATACCGGCCCGCACCACCGCATCAGCATGCGACTGCGCCAGCGCCATAAACTCGGACGGCGCCCGCGCGTAGGCCCAGTTTAAAGCAGCCTCTTCATCCTCCAACGCGGCCCTCCACGCAGACCGCAGCCCGGTTGGTCCTTTCGTCGCGGCCTTGGCGAACCGTCCGACAGCAGCCGCCTCTTTGACCAGGAGTTCGGCGTCTTCGCGAGCGGCCAAGTTGCCCTGTGACGCGGCGATCGCTTCTCTGGCCTCGCGCGCAAGCCGTTCGGCTTCTGCGGCGGCCTCCTTGGCCACGCGCTCTTTCTCATCCTGCACCTTACGCCGCCAAGGCAACAGCAATGCGGACAGCGCCTCTTTGCCAAGCACCACCTTGCCCTTCACCTTCTTGGTGTCGGCAATCAGCGGCGCATAGCGCTCTTGAATAGCCGCGATCTCTTCGTCCAGCGGCCGCTTTTCCTCGATGCGCGCCGCGTCGGCTTGCTTGCCGGCCTCGTGCAACTGTTGGTGCAGCGACTCGATGGCGTCGTGGGTGGGCTGGTCGGATATTGGCTCGCCGTCCGCCCAATGACGGGCCTCGTCGTAAAGGTCGTTGATGGTGGCGGATATTAGGTCGAAGGGCGTGGGCGGTTGGTTGTGGCCGGGTACGGCGGCGGGGTTGAGAGGGGTCATGCGGCTTCTCCGAATAGCGAGAGTGGCTTGGCATTGTCGTTTGCTGGCGGCGCGACGAACATATCCGGCTGCTTGTAAGCGGCCTCGATGCGGCGGCAGGCAATGTCGAAGTAAGACGGCTCGCGTTCAATGCCGATGAAGGTGCGGCCCTGTTTCGCGCAGGCGACGCCGGTTGTGCCACTGCCCATGAAAGGGTCTAGGATTACGCCGTCCGGAACGAACCCAAGGCACCACTCCATCAGCGCGATAGGCTTTTGCGTCGGGTGCTCTTTCCCGTCCTGCAGAGCCTTGGCCCGAGGGTACGTAAAGATGCGCGCAGCCTTGTTTTGCGACACCCACGCAAACTCACAATCGGCCAGAGAGAAGTCCCGCTGTCCCTTATCCCAGACGAGCCATCGCATTGTTGGCGGCAGGTAGTCGGTGAAATAGTTGCCTCCCCAAATTATCTGCTGCGGAGCGATCTTCCGAATCTCTTCGAAAGTCTTGGCACATGGGCGCTCCAAGTCCCACTCCGGCTCCCCGTAGGACTTCCAGCCGTTCTTATCCGCCCCCCCATGTCCGTCCCCCTTCCCCTTGAGAAGCCCGCCGTAATTTATCCCGTACGGAGGATCCGTCACAACCGCTCCAACGTTCGGGAGTTGCCTCATGACTGTAAGGCAATCCCCATTGTACAAAGTACAATCGCCAATCCGCTCAACCCTCACCGTCCATCCTCCCTGTACTGCGCAACAGCCTCCCGCTGCGCCTTTGCAATTGCGTCCTTGCCGACGATGAGAAAGCCGGCGCGCTGCAGGTCGATCATAAGCGCGGCCGCTTCCAGCACTCCAACGCGCTCGGCCATTACGTTCTGTGGTGACATGGTGGGTTCCTCTTGGTGTCGGGCGGCTGTTGCCGGAGCAACAGCGTCAGAACGGGATTTCGTCGTCTAGTAACGCTGCGTAAGATTGCGCCGTATGACCGGCTGGCACGTACTCTTCCTCTGGCTCCGCAGCCGTCGCCGTAAGCGCCGCCTTGTAATTACGCGCGTTCGGGTATTTGCCGTTGTACTCAATCTCGATTTCCGCGGTGTCGTTAAGCTCGTGCTGTCTCATTAACCAGGCTTCTACGTTCGCAGGGAACGGACGCCGGCCTCCATGGTCCATCCAGAATCTGTCGGCCTTGGTTTTCGCGAAGCCGCTATGGCCTGGACACAGCCAATTGTTGACCGCAAGAAAACCACACATGAACGTAGCCTTAACGCTCGGCGGCTTGCCTTCCTTGCCCGGATGCTCTGCGAAGCGACGTGACGTGACCGCGCGCCACATATCCTTTTCGGTCGACATGATGGGCGTGGTTGCAGCCTGAGTCGTAATCTTCACATCCGCGGAAGGCGGGAAGTCGTAGTCACAGCATGGGCACTTCATGACCGATATGTGAACAAGCTCCTCGCACTCCGGGCAGATTTTCACCGGGGCATCTCCGCAACCCTTGCCTGGTGTTTTGGGTTGCGCGCGATCGACGGGACCATGAAATGAGACGTTCTTCGCATAATCAAGGTAGAGGCATGATGGCTTCGGGCCACTCGCGATCGCCGCGCGCCGCTCTTCGGCAGTCGTATCCTCCCGATCGACGAAGCCCGCAACATAGATTGGCCTAGTTCCGCGTCCCGCTTTTTGCACGTACCTTGGCGCCGACTTTGTCGGCGCCAAGTCTGCAATCATGTCGATGTTTGGAACGTTGGTGCCAACCGTCAGCACTGCGTCGTTGCTGACACCCCACAAGCGTCCGGCCTTATAGTCGGCCAGAATTCGGCGGCGCTCGCTCTTTGGCGTCATGCCATGGATTGTTTCGCAAGTCAGGCCGTGGGTCCGAACCTCATCGCGGACATGGTGTGCGTGGTCTACGCCAGAGCAGAAGAATAGCGCCGTTTTTTTGCCGAGACGGCTGGCATAGGCAACTGCCTCGGCCACCGCCTGCCTCGTCACCTCTTCCTTATCTACAGCCGCCGCCAAGGCGCCCTTCTTATAGTCACCGCCTAGAGTACCCACTCCAGTAAGGTCGAAGCCCGTCTCCATGCCCTTTGACGACAAAGGGGCAAGGTATCCATCGTCTACGCCCTGCCCTATGCCGTATGTGTAGACCACCTTATCGAACATGCGATTTTCGCCTTCGTCTAGGCGACCGTCATCCATTCGATACGGCGTGGCCGTGAAGCCAACCAGCTTCATGTCAGGGTTGATGGCTAGCAACTCACGAATAAGCGTGCCGTACATCGTGGCTTCGTTCGACGGAACGAGGTGCACTTCGTCAATCTCGAGAACGTCTACATGGCCGATGTCCGATGCCTTGTTGTAAACCGTCTGTATCTGCGAGAAGAGTATCTGCGCGCGTGCGTCACGCCTGCCAAGCGCAGCAGCAAAGATACCTACAGGCGCAAAAGGCCATATGCTGACGAGTTCACCGAAGTTGCCCTCAACCAACTCCTCCCTGTGCGCGATATTCATGACGCGCAGGTCTGGCCACCCCTGGACTAACTCCTGCGTAAGAGTCGCCATGGTTATCGACTTCCCTGTACCTGTTGCCATATCGACAAGCGGGTGCCCGTCATCCTCTTGCCAGTATGAAAAGATGGCGTCGATGGCCTCTCGCTGGTAATATCTAAGTGCCATTGGATCGCCCCGATATTGCGTGAAGTTCAACGTAATCGGCCGCCCGCCTGATTATTGATGGAGTGTCCTTAAGTAGGCCTATCGCCTGATTGCAGAGGGCACACAGAAGGCCGCGAACCCTTCCGCTTTCGTGGCAATGGTCTACATGCATCGTGCGCGTATCTGTAAACTCCTCCCCGCATATCGGGCACTTGTATCCTTGCTCTTTGGCCATCAAGGAGCGATCCGCGAACGTGATTCCGTACTCCTTTATAAGGCGCTGCTCCTTGCTGGCTTCTCTGTGCTTGTCTCTAGAAATTGCATCGCATTCGACGCAGTTGTTACTGGCAGTCCATCTCAGCATGTGGCCGTGCTTACACGGCCTCTCTGGAACATACTGCTTGCGCAGGGAACCGAGCGCCAGAATTCTTCGGATATTGGCCCTTACTTTCGTACGGGCTCCTCCGTATTTATAATTGTTTTGGGTGGCCGATTGAAACATTGCGCAATCGACGCAGCGACCGCCCTTAGTGTACTTCGGCGATATGTGACCGTGAACGCACTCTTCGCCCGTGAAATAGTATTGGATGCCGTCCTCTCTAGCTTCCTGTCCTGTCTTCGGTAGCCCATCAAGATCGATTCCTGCCCACCGATCGTTATCGTTGGCTAGGCTCTCAAACAGATCGGATATGGCGCTCACGCCGTCACACCCACAAAAGCAGCCCTCCCCGCAACCTCCAACTGCCGCACGCGCTCGCGGGTTATCCCGCGCTCATCGCCAATGTCGGCCAGGCTTTCGCCCATACCGCGGCGAAGGACCACGTCGCCGTGCCGGACGCTGGATAGCTTGCGCAGTGCGGCGGAAAGCTCCGCATATTCCTCCTGACGAGGCTCCGATGCAGGATGCATCCACTTTTCGATCGGAATGAACGTCGCGTGCTTCTTGCGGGTCATGGCCTTCTGTGCGGCGTTCTTGACCAGCCCGCGCATACACCACGACAGCCAGTTCCACATGCCGCCGTCCTCGCGGAAGTTCTGCCATTTCTCGAGCGCATACATGATGGTATCCGTGACCAGATCATCGCGGCACTGGCGCGGAACGTGGCGTGCAGCCATCTTCCGCAGGCCGGGCATATAGGCCATGACGCGAGCGTCGAATTCGGGTGGCCTCTGTGTTGGGTTATTCACTGGCCGCTCCATCTGTCCAAATCTTGCCGTTCCAAAGTCTGTAGGTGACGGTCTCATTTTCCTCTGATGCGTCGATCTGTTCCCCGTCGACCAGGCCTGGCAGCGTCAAATGTGCGGGACATCCGACTGCCTGCTCTTCGTTCGATAGCGGCTTGCTCCACCTCGCGCACGACCAAGAGCCGCCGACTTCCGGCGTACTGTAAAGGCACGTCCTGCAATTCACGCGCGGCTGTGCGTGCTCATGGCAGACAGGCTTGTGCTTGCACCAGCCACACGCGAAAGCCATCTTGTGGTCTGGATCCTCGTGCAGTTTTGCAGGCGGCTCGCTTGAGTCAATAATCCTTTGCGCGCGAGCCAGAAGCCTCGTCACATACGGCAGGTCCAACTCCATACGCTCGGCATAGAGTTCGTCGTTATCCTTGCAGACCGCTAAATAAATACCGCGGTCGCGTCCGCGCTGATGCATGTAGGTTTGCAACTGTCCGAAATGCAGCGGCTTTGATTTACGCACGCCGTCCTTCTTTAGCGCGGTGAAGCTCTTTAGGTTGTGCGACTTGATTTCGCCGACATGGATTGTCTTTGGTGCCTCCGGCAAGCCAAGGATTTCAGAGTCCAGGTAGCCGCGCACATGCCCGCCGCACGCCTCCACCATAATCTGCCGTGGATTGCCGTCGCGGTCTGTTCCGTCCTCGTCCCAAACCTCGCAGCCGATCATTCGAAGGTTGTCAATCCAGCGCGATTCCTCGATGTTGCCCGTCTCGAAAATCCGCAGCGTGCGGCCCGGTATGACTTCATGTGGCGACGCCCACCGGAAGTCATAGAACAGTTTGCGCTCGCAATCCTCGGCAAGCGTGCTGACACTGATTGATCGGCCGTCGCGCGGCGTGTTGGCAGCCTCGTAGGCGGCGTAAATCGCCTTGACGGTCGACGGTACGGGGCGAGGAATTGGAGCCATTAGGAGGCCTTGTATGGCGTGGGAACGGCGATAGGGCCAGCGTAGGCGAACAACCCGTCTGGCTCACCCATCTCCACAGTCCAACTGCCTTTGTAGCCGTCGGCAAAGTCCTCGTATTCCTCCGGTGATGCGGGACTCCAGTATCCCCAAGTCTCGTAGTCGGGGAACTCGTATAGGGTAAACCCATCCATGGATTCGCTGTCGCCGGGTAACATTACGCGATACCAGCCCTCGACGCTCGGCACTGCCGGTTCTTGATTGATCCAGTGCATCACTTCACCTCCGCTGAGTTCCGCTTCCCAACCCGCTCGCAATCGTCCGCGCAGCGGGTAAGGTTCGCCTTAAGACACCTGTCGGTCGTGGCAATAGCCGCCTCACGAAGCCTGTGCGCGACGAGTTCTAGTTGGTTAGCTGGTGTGGTCATGGAAACATCTCCCGGTAAGCTGCTTCGCAGTCGGCCATGTCTTCCCATAGAGGCAGGAACTCGCGTTCTAGCGTCGTGATGGCCGCGTCATATTCGCCGCAACGTATCTGGTTGATTGCCTCAACGGCTGCCGTTTTCTCGCGCAACTCGTGTTCGTTTCCGAACTCGTCTTCCCACGAAAACATCTCAAGTCCTCATCGGCATAAGGACACAAAGCAACCCTGGCGCCGCATCCGACGTAAACAGTGCCGGCGCCCCACCATCGGCCAAGGCCAGTCGAATCTCTCCCGATGGGAATTGCCCGATTAACTCGGCGACGTATGCGCTGTTGAATCCGATGTCCAAAGGATCGCCGTCATAGTCGACCGCGATTTCTTCCGTGGCGCTGCCGCTGTCCGGATTGCTAACGGCAAGTGTTGCCTGGCCCGGCGCAAAGGTGAACTTCACGGCGCGTCCGCGTTCCGACGAAACAACCGACACACGGTCTGCGGCCTGTCGCATTTCGGGTGAGGAGAAACTAATTAGCTTATCGTTGCCGGTCGGAATAACGCGCTGGTAATCCGGGAACGTGCCGTCAATCAGCTTCGACGTGATTACCGCATCGGCGGTCACCAGTCGGATCTTCGTGTTTGACAAAGACACGGCAACTTCGCCCTTTGGCACCAGCCCGACCATCTTGCGCGGGACGATGATGCCTGCGAAGTCTAGCGGCGGGCTGCCGTCCGGTTCCGCAACCTCGTTACGCGACAACCGATGGCCATCCGTGGCGACTGCGGTAAGCTTGCCTCCCGCGCCTGTCAGATAAATGCCGCAAAGGTAAAATCTAGTTTCCTCGGTCGAGATTGCGAACGATACCGGCGCAAACAGCGTCGCCAGGTCCGCGGTAAACTCAGTCGTGAAACCGGTCTCCGAAAACACCGGGTAATCCTCGACGGGCAGCGTCTGCAGTTTCGACGTGTAGCGTCCTGACTTGACGGTAAGCGTCGCGCTGTCGAGGCTCAGTGTGACGTCGGCGGATGCTGGCAGCTTCTTGACGATGGCGTCCAGAAGGCTTGCCGATACGCACACCGCGCCGTCCGCTTCCGCCTCGGCGTCAACCGTGGCCGTGATCTCGATATCCAAGTCAGTGGCCGTTGCGGTAAGCTTTCCTCCGTCCACAACAAGGCGAACGCAGGCGAGGATTGGAATGGTGTTTCTGGCCTCGACGACTTTGGTCGTGCTGGCCAGTAGGCGCGCAAGGTCTGCGCGTGGAAGGGTGATGTTCATGCTAGGTCTCCGGGTGCTTGAGAGAGGTGGCGGCTTGTTGCGTGGCAACCGGCCGCCGTTAGAAGTTAAGCCGCCTTCTTGCCCCAAGGCTTCGCGCCCGCAGGCTTCGCCGCCACGTTCTGGTTCGCGGCAGGTCGCGCGTTCTGGTTGGCCGCTACGGGCTTGGCTGCGGCTGGCTGCACGTCGTCGACGGCTGGTTCGGGCATTCGTCCAGCGTGGCCGCCTTCCCCCTCGTCATCGAAGAAATACTTCTTCACTTCCATTCTCGCAGGGTACTGCGGAGTGCCGTCCGCATTCGTTTTCTTGCTCGGCTTGCCCATGCCAAGCTTCACAGTGTACGGACGAAAGTGCAGTTCTTCAGTGTCATCGATTTCATCGACTCCACACGCGCGACGCAGGCAGGCGAATTCCTCTTGTCCAATCTGCTGCGCCGTTGGGTTCGCGTTTTCGAGGTTGATGAACCCAAAGAACTTCCTCCCCGCAACTTCCTCCGGGTCCAGAACGCTGGCTGTGTACTTCATGCCGTTGCCAGTCCGATTGTTCTCTGGTCCAGTCTCGACGATTTCCGTTGCCTCAATCTCAAGGCGCAAGATACCGGCGGGCAGGTCTTCAAAGTCCCGCTGCTTGGTCTCGACGTCGCCTGCTACGTACTTTTTTCCAAGAGAAGCCATTGTGTCTTTGTTCCTTCGTGTGGTGGTGGACTAGTGGTGGGTTAGGCTGTCGGGTGTTCGGCGGCCCAAGTGCAAAGCATGGCCGCGAACTGTTCGACTTCAGCGCGCGGGACGACGACGGAGTCACCAGCCGTGTCCATGAGGATGGACGAACTCCGCGTCGTCGCTCATTGACAGAGTGAGCGTGTCCTCTGTCTCAAACGTGACCGTGATCTGGTTGTCCGTAATCTTAGCCATCACGCCTCCTCCTGTGTCTCGGCGGCGGCCTGCGCCGGGAAGTACTGCGCCAGCGCCGCGAAACCCTCGCCCTGCTTGAACGGCAGAGCCGCCTTCGGAATCTGGTAGCGGTTCTTCGCAAGGTAGCCGGGCCGCTCCTGCACGGCGATCATGACTTCGCCGCCACCCTCGCCGCGATTGTTTGTCTTTTTGAAGCCTACCTCCTCCTTCTTGATTGAAACACGCTGGTGCAAAAACCCGACCATGTCCGAACTGTCGAACACAGCGCTGCAGGCGTCGTCACGCAGATTGAGGCGGTAACGCGGGTAGCTGTCCGTCGTGACGCCTGGCTCTGTCTTGACCTTGACGTGAGCAATCAGCACGACGTAGAAGCCGGCCTTCTTGAGCGCCATCACACGCTTGATAAACTCGAGCCAGATTGACTGCTCTGCCGCGTAGCCTTTGCCGAAGCCAGGCTCCTCGATGTTTGCCCATCCGTTGCGCGCGCAAGCCTCGGCGCGGATAAGCACCTCCAGCCCGTCGAGCGCGTCCAGCACCCATGTGCGGCGATCGTGCTCGGCTTCCATCATCCACTCGATCTGGTCGAGTACGTCTGCGAATGTTTCGGACACACCAAACGACTTCATGGGCACGCCGGCCGACTGCCGTTCGCCTTCCGCCGTGCGGCAGTAATACGGCGCCGGGAACTCGCTGGCGAGCGTGGTCTTGCCGAGACCGCCACCGCCGTAAATCGTAACCAGCGGAGGGTCGGTGTCCGACGTGTCTTTCAATTCATCCCAAGTCAGAGCCATCAGCCAAGAACCTTTGCGAGTAGAATGAGGGCAAGGACCGCAACCCCTGCATAAAGTGCGGCGTCGAATGGATCCGGGGCGGTCAAGTGAACAAAGCGGCCAGGACCGTCCCGATGCTGTAAAGCCCGGCGCCGATTACCAGCGCGAAGATTGCCGCGATGGCTGCGTTGCATAGCGGGCAGCGGTCGTATGGTTCGTCGGAGTCATGCAGGTCGGGGTCGTAGGTTTCGTGCGGAGTCAAATTCCCTCCTTCCCTGCCGGTTGCGCACCGCGCAACAAGCAGGCTGTTAGATTGTTGGTAGTGTGAGTTAAGCCGCGTCCCGCAGGTCGCTGTAATCCAACCGAATGCCCAACTTGCGCGCACGCTTGGCTAGCTTCTTCAGGCGCCGCTTCACGCGGTCAATCTCCGCGTCAAGCGAAGACGTGTCGGTGGTGATGGTGACGAGGAGTTTGGAGTCGGGTTTATCAGTGACAAGGAGCAAGTCTTTTGCGTGCTCAGTGGACTTGCCGAACTTGCCGCCTTGATCCACCATGACGCCGCCGCCGTCTTCCCATACATTCGTCCTAACGACGGTCGCCTCTTTTCCGGCGCTGCTTGTTCCATAGTCGTCGCGGAACTTCACCCGATCACCAACCCTAAACCGCGTTGCAGTTGCCTCAGCAACCGCAACGTCTGCCGCAACCACCGGCCCGTACTCGTCGGCCAGGTTGTCGACCGGCGCGGCTGCGTCGCCGGTAGGCCATTCGGCGATTAGGTCGTCTTGGTCGCGGTCAATGCATGACTTGCCGCCGGCCGTAACGCCATGCCATCCCCACCCGTCAACTTCATGGTAGAACGGGTATGTGCTGTCGTCGCCATTGTCACTGGCGAGCGCCTTCCGACCGTCGCGCGTCTTATAATAGCGACCGGCGACGATGGTGAGTGGCTGTTGCGTGGCAACAGCGGGGATGAGTTCGAGCGCCTTTTCGTCAAAGAAGTTCCAGCGATAGCCACTCTCCCCATGTCCCTCGAACGGGTGGTCCATTTCGACTCCAACATGACCTTTACCAACCTCTGCCACGACTCCGCTGCAGCCATTCCCTCGCTCGCAACAATCCCTCACAGCCCGCACCCGATCACCAACCTTAAACTTCGCCATCGCACTCATGCCACGCTCCTTATCGCAACGACGTTGCCTTCGACTTCCGGCCCGTCAAATGAAATCTCGCCCGCGGTAAACCACCGCTCCTGTGGGCTGCCCGCTGCGTCGAGATAGCGGACGGCAAAGCGCCCCATCTCGCCGAGGTACTCCTTCTTGCCGACGATAAAGCCGTCAAGTTCCGTGCCCGTCAGGCGACAGCGTGAGCCGATCATGCTTCGAACCCCGCGCGGCTCGGCGCCAACGCCGACATGGTGTCACCGATCGGCGACAGCACGTAGGTGTCCTCGTCAAACTCCGGATCGACACACACGCCGTCGCTCATGCGACCGATGATTGCGGATGCGCTATAGCTTGTTACAGCGCGTGAATTCCCACTCGGTGCGAACGCACCGCCAGACTGTATATCCATTTTTTGGGTCTTCCCTCGTTTGACGCGAACCGGCCATGCCGACTCGTTAACTACACCAAAACAATATGCCTGATTACCTTTTTAGTCAAGTCGTAAAATGCAATCGGGCATTTGACAAGCCTTACGTAAAGGTATATTTGCATTTCGGCGCTGTTGGGGCGCGCTTTGTATGGAGTAACGAAGATGAGTGACGACGATAGGAAAAAGCGCGCCGCAGAGCGCGTGAGGCAGCTTCGCCAGTCCTTGAATATGGAGCAGCCGGAATTCGCAGAGTTTCTTGGTCTGGCAAAGGACGGGCAGTCGTCTATCTCCAAGTGGGAATCGGCAAAGAGCGCACCGGGTCCGAAAGCCGCAGCGCTGCTTGCGCAAAAAGGCGGCAAGGACGCATTATACTATCAGGGTCTCGATCCGGTCGCGGTAACGGACGCAGCCAACGTAAGGATGGCGCGTCTGGTTGGTGACGTTCAGGCCGGCGCCTGGCGCGAAACCGTCGAGGACGAAGGCGACCACCATGAGGTGCCTGTGCCCGTCGATATGCCGATGATCGATGTCGATGCGTTCCGCGTGTGCGGCAGATCCATGGAGCGTGTATTCCAGGACGGCGAGCTTCTGTTCATAGCTTCAACCATCAAGAACAAAATCAGGCTGACCAGTGGCGATTACGTCCTTGTCCAGCGCGTTGACGAAAACGGGCTTTATGAGTCGTCGCTAAAGCAACTGATTATCGACAACGAAGGCAAGTGGTGGCTTTGGCCGAGGTCTGACGACCCGGAGTTTCAAACGCCGCTCCTGGTGACGGAGAACGACAATGCGATAATCACCGGCCGCGTGATGGGCCGTCAGGGGATTTTTCCGCTTGGTCGTAGGCGATAAAAAAGGCAACCGGCCCTTTTGTGTCGGTGCCTAAATATGCTCGATTGCATTTGGTGTGTTGACTAAAAAGGAAAACGGGCATATTGTACTCCTAGATTAACGATCTAGGAGATTCCCATGACCAACTCGAGCAACCCGCTGCCGCGTGCTGGCGGGTTTTTTGTCGCGCGCCGCCCGACGCATGATCTGGTTCACACCGTCTGCAGCGCGATTGCGCTGGCGCTGTTTGTGGCGGGCGGGTTTCTGGTGCTGGTGGGTGTGTCGTGAGAGGCGCGGACGGAAAGGCGCCCGACTATGCGGGGCATAGTGCGGCGCACACTCCCGGCCCTTGGGGCTACGTCCCGTCGAATGCGAACCACGGCCCATACGTAACAAACGAGTGGGGCGCGGGCGACATCTGCGACTGCTACACGATGTCAAACCCTTATGCTCTGGCTGTGTGCAACGGAGGAGATAGCAAGCCGATTGCGTTTCAACACGACGAGGCGGACGCAAACGCGCGATTGATTTCTGCAGCACCAGACATGCTTGCCGCGCTAACGAAAGTCAACAAGCTCATATCCGAAGCCGCAATGACCGGCTTCAACTGGCGGGATGGTGACTGGCCGGAGAAGCTTTTCGCCAGCCAGCAGGCGACCAGTCGCGCCATAGCCAAGGCCACACAGCAATGACCCGCGTCACAATCTACCCGCTTGACGCCAGCGAGCCAGCGATGTTCGCGCGCTCTTTCTGCCGCAAGCAGGACGCTGACGACTACGAGAATTTCTGGCGGCGGTTGGGCTGCTGCAGGATTGAGAGGAACTGACGATGAACGCACACGCAAGAGCCACGGGCGCACGCCCAATGACCGCACGGTCGGTTGTGCAGCGAATGTACGACGAGGCGCAGGGCGACCTTAACCGCGCCACGGAAATGGTCGCCAACTACGTCGCGAACTTCCCGCGCCTTACTGACGAACTGGTACGGTATGCGGCACGCGGCATGCTCAATGAGATCGGGCAGGCCAAGCGATACCAGATCACGCATGTTGCGGCTACCGCCGCAGACAAGCGTATGACGCCAGCGGAGAAGGCTTCGCAGCGGCGGGCCATTTCATCGGGTGCCATCATCATCGAGACGCTTTACGACATGCCGTACAAGGTGAACGGCGTCGACACGCCGCTCGGCAATATGACCGGTGCGGAAGTCGAGGTTGAAGGCCAGCGTTTTCTCGGACAGGGCACCAAGATGGTCCGCGAGGGCAGGTGGCTTTTGGCTGTTGCCGCGAAGGCTGGCGAGCGCAAGGTGCGCGATGCCATCAAGATCAAGGAATTGCTTCGGCTTAAGGCCGAGGCGAACGAAACCGCGTGAGCGGTGGGGCGGCCAATGCCGGTGCCGAAAGGTGCGAAGTGTCGCCCCAATGAATTGCTTGCTGTTTTGGCCGGGCGCAGCGCGCAACCCAACGCGAGATCGCAAAGGCAGCAAGCAACACCAATAGAGAGGCGCAGGCCAGAAGAATGTCGAAACCCGCGACGAAGGAGCCGCGTCCCTCTAACCACCTAGTCGGATTTAGGCCACGACCTGTTCGCAACCCAGAATGCGCACGCCACTTCCGACTAACCCTTACGGCAAGCAGCCAGCCGATAATGGCCAGCACCACGGATAGTCCAAGAGGACAAGTCAATGACTTTCGACTCAACACCAATGAACCCCGCCGAGATTGCGGCGATGACAGAATTTGCTCCTGTAAAGAGGAGCGAGCGCGCTGCCAATGTAGAGGCGAAACCCATAAGGAAGTCGCAGCGCGCACTTATTGCTAACGGGGAGGCCAGCGCCTCCGTGGACCACAAAGAACGGGCGCCCCTCGTTAGCAAACCCAAAGTCAGCAGGAAGGCCAGCGGCTCATCGCCAACCATGACGATAACGCCTCTTGCTGATCTCCACCTTCCTCGTGCGGCCAAGCCACGTCCGCAACCCATTAACTACGCGCCGCACGAGGAATTCCCCACCTACGACCCAACCCCCAACCAAGACATCATCGACAAGATCGTCTCTCTCCACAGACTAAGACAGGGAATGATTAAGGCGCAGACCAAGCTGAAACTGCAGGCCATGGCCGCGATACGGTTCGCAGTACGAGAGGACGGCGACTACGACAGCGACGAGTCAAAAGCCAAGGCACGCAAGAAGGCCGACGCGCTCTACCGAGCAGTCGAAGCGGATCCAGACCACGAACTGCACGGCAACGTCATGCCGTACCTTCTGGCGCTGCAGCCGCTCGACGCACAGCGCGCCTTGTACGAAAAGCAGATGGTCAAGTCCGCCCGCCTGCTGCCCGTCTATGGATGGACGCAGTCGGTCAAGGGTTTCGGAGACGTATCGTTCGCAACCATCGTTGGCGAGTGCGGGGACATCGGCACGTACAAGAGCGTCGCCGCCGTATGGAAGCGCCTCGGACTGGCCGTATTCAACGGCAAGCGGCAGGGCAACCCAGGCGATGGCGCAACCGCAGCCGACTGGATTGTCCACGGCTACAACAAGCAGCGCCGCTCCGTATCGTGGAATATGCGCAACAACCTGATTGGCGGCATGGGCAAGTTCCGTCCGGCTTTTGGCGACGATGTTTGGGCCAACCCCGAACTGACATATCTGCAACGCGTGTTCGTCGATCGTGCGCGGTATGAATCGGAAAAGCTTGGCTTGCCGGTTACGGAATCCGAAAAGGGCAAGGAATCTTACAAGAAGCATCCGACGAACCGGGCAATGCGATATACGGAAAAGCGCATGTTGCGGGAACTTTACAAAGCTTGGCGTCGGTGACGCTAACGGGCGGCAGGCCACTAGGCACTCGGAACCCGTTGGACGTGCGCCGCCGCCCGAACTAATCCGCCGCAAGGCGGGCTGACTAGGCCAGGAACTGTTCTAAACCCAGTAAGGGCAAAGCCAGTCAGCACTTATTACCACTACCGCGCGCAAGCGGCTTAACGAAGGAGAACGAAGATGGCGAACCACCGCGGCACTGGACTCACAGAACTTATGATCACCAATCTACCCGCCGAACGATGCACAGTGATCGTGCCATCACGGTCGATTGGCGATGAGATTGACAAGCGAATTGCGGACACTCGCTATCTCGGAACTTGGCGAACCATCGTCGTCGCCAATCACGCAGACGTGCAGAAGATGGCTGGACTTTCTGAGCCTGTGTTCTTCGACCATTCGTTCTTTGACTGCGGCACGAAGAACCCGCGTGCAATCAAGGAGGCGGTCGAGACAGCAATAGTATCGAGCCGGATGGCGAGATGGAAGGCGGAGGCGGTCGAACCTAGTACTGACAAGGCGACGGCTAAGGATCAGCCACTTGTGGAAAAGCCACGCGAGCGTGTAATCCTGAGTTCTGGCTTCTACAAGCGGATGCAGGGATACAAGGACGCAATCGAGAAAGGCGTCATGTCTCCTGATGAGTGCCGTCGTGCTGAGGGCCTTCCTCCTCTCTAATTGCACGCAAGTGCAATAGGGCGGCGGGCCACACGGCCCGAATCCGCAGCCCACCCTTTCCCCCTTTAGGAGACCACCCATGAACCACAACCCCGCAAACGACAACATCGCATGGCCCGATTATGGCAAGTCGGACACGCCGCAAGGCGACCAGATTAACGTCATTGCCGAAGACATCGATCCAGTGGTCGCTCGGAATGTCGCGCTTTACTACGAGGCGAAAGACGAGCCGTGGGCGAACGCCATGGGCGCCAGGCTGCGGAGTGCTGCGCGTTCGGCAGCGAGTCGTGGCGAGTTTCGTAAAGCCGCCTAACCCCTCAACACCGGAGCAGGCGCAAGCCGAACCCCTCTCAACGAAACAGGAGCAAGATGATGGCGAACCCACGCAATTACGTAAACGGAAAAACCGAAGCCCCGCAGAAATATGAACTGCGTATCAATGGAGAGCCCGTCGAGACCAGCAACGAGCCTGTGTCGCTCTACTGGAAGGCCCGCCGCGCCGTAAACGGGAAACCAGACGCCCGCGCCGAGGTCGAAGCGATATCCGGCTTCTACTGCTTTGCCCACTTCAGCGACCACATCCTGAGTGATTGGGAACGCGCAGCCTGAACACCCTCCTAAGCCCTAACAACGGAGCAAGACGATGACAGAGGCCGAATACACCAACCTCGCCCTGACAGACGTTTGCGAGATGCTTCTCGACCAATACCGCCTGTCGCCAGACGAGATTGCGAGCCTTGCCAAGGACATTCCGGGCGAGTGCCGGGCAATGGCAGACAACCGCGCCGAGTCGGCTTGGATGGACCATCAGCAGAGCCTCATGGAAACGGGCGGTCCTGACGACAGCGCCTTTCGCAGAGACATGAAGAACGCCGGTCGCGGGCATCTGCTTCGCTGACACTCGCCCAAGCATCGGAGGAACCGATATGACCTTCAAGCCCTACAAATGCGGCGTCTGCGGCAAGAGTTTCGCCAATGAACAGGCGGCGACGGACCATGCCGAAGACGCACACAAGACATCGCGTCGGGTGCCTATTTTCAAGATCGTGAAGGTCATCAAGGGTGACGAGCGCGAAGAGTCATTCGCCGAACGCGCCATCGCAGCATCGCAAGCAATCTCCATGTGTGAACACACCGACGATGCATGGCTTCTAGGGGACGCGGAGGAACCGATATGACCGAGAAGCACACACCGATCTACGAAATCACCCGCGACGGTCGAGTGTTTTCCATCATCTCGAATTGGCGGGGCATGGGGCCACGCGAGCTGTCACAACTCCCTGACGATGACGGGTACGCATCTGTTCGCCTGACCATTGATGGGAAGCGCAAGAAGTTGGCAGTCCATCGGCTGGTGGCTGCAAAGTATCTGCCCCCGCGACCGTCGAAAGCCCACGAAATCCGTCATCTGGATGGGGATCGAATGAACCCTCACGCTGAAAATTTGGCATGGGGGACGCGGAAGCAGAATGCCGAAGACAGAGAACGGCATGGTCGCACTTCACGCGGCCAGCGCCACGGCGATGCAATCAAAGCCAGCAATCAAGCAAACGGGACACGCGCCTTTAGGCAGCGTCAACGGGAGGACCGCGCCCATGTCTAGTTTCACCCCGACGCC